CCCCCGCTCCACTCGCTTATCAGCGAAAAGGTGCGGGATTGTCCCAAGTTTCGCCTGATACCACTGATTTTGCGGCTTTTGAGGCAGCGGCAGCGGCAGCGGCGACCCGAAGAAGGTAAGCTCCAATGGCTTCTCAATTTCTCAACGCTCAAGAGTACAGCAATGTCATGCTGCTGCTCTTGAAAAACCAGCTTGTCATGGGCAAGCTGGTGGACGGCCAGTTTCGCAACGAGGTGACCGACGAGAACGGCTTGACGATCAACGTCAAACGCCCGCCGCGCTTTTTGGACAAGAAGGATGGCACTGCCAACCTCGCTGCCCAAGATATTGTGGTTGGTTCCGCGCCCGTGTCGGTCGATCAATACTCCAAGGTCCACGTTTCCGTGGGTGACATCGAATACATCACCAGCTACAACGCCCTGATGCGCAACGCGACCATGCTTTCGGCGGCCTCGCGCTTGGCCCAGAGCATTGACACGTTCATCGGCAACAAGACGCTGCTGTTCAATTCGTGGGTGGCCGGTGGTCAGGCAGGCGGCAACGGCGGCACCAATGCCTCGACGGGCTCGGCGCTTCTGCACACGCCCTCTGAGGCCATGTCCATGCACACCCGCCTGATGAACATGGGCGTGCCAAACGACGGCAATATCAGTGCTGCCGTGGGGTTTGACGACGCTGAGCTGCTGCGTGGCAGCTTGACCGGCTCCTACATGGACAACCTGAACCAGACGGCCCTGCAGCGTGTCAAAATCCCGATGATGTCGGAAATCGACTGGTACGCGACCCAGAGCTTGCCTGTTTTTACGACCGGCACGCGGACGCAGGGCGACGGTTCTTCTGCGGGCGGGCAGGTGGCTGGCGCCAGCCAGAACGTGAACTATCGCACCGTCAAGACCACCATGACCCAGACTCTGGCCATCAGTGGCTTGACTGGCTCGGCCACGGTCAAAGCGGGCGAGGTGTTCACGATCCAGAACGTGTTCGCCTATGACTTCAACACCCAGCAATCGCTGGGCTACCTGCAACAGTTCACCGTGACCGCTGACGCCACCATGACGGCGGGGGCTGGTAACTTGACCATCACGCCACCGATCATTGTGCCGGGTACGACTGACGGCACCAACACTGATGCCAACACTGCTTTCGCCACCGTGAACGCGGCACCGGCCAACCTCGCTTTCATCAAGTTCGTGGGCGCGGCTTCCACGGCTCTGAAAGTGCGCTCGGCCTTCCACAAGCGGGCAATCTCGCTGGTTTCGGTCCCGCTGCATATGCCCTTCACGGGCGTGGCGTCCATGGCCGTTGACCCCGAAACGGGCATTGCCATTCGCTACTGGCGGGGGTCGGACATCAGCACTGGCGCCCACATTCACCGCTGGGACTGCATGTATGGCGCAGCCGTGATGGATGGGAACCTTGGCACCCGAGGGGTCGGCTTCGGCGGCTGACCCAGAATTACTGCCTTGATTTACGCGGCCACCGGATGCAATATACCGGTGGCCGTTTCCACAGGAGGACACAGATGCCTTATGAGTTTCAGTATTACCCGGCTTACAAGTGGACCCCGGGCGGGGTTCAGGTGCTGGTGAACGACGCCACCGAGGATGACCCGACCTATTTGGAGCATCATCCCGACGATCCCACCAAGACGATCCAGCCGCAGACCAAAGCCCCTTTCACACCTGCTGAAATGCGCGACCTTTTGACGGCGGGCAAGATCGACTTCAACCCCGACGCTGAGCCCGGCCTTTTGACCAATGGGCTGCTGACCGCTGCCAGCACCATGGGCCTTGGTGTTCCGACCGGCGCGAGTGCTGAAGAAATCTATGCCATCATGCTGGCCAGCGGAAAATGACACTTGTCTCTGAGATAATTCAGAGTGCCTACCGGGAGGGGAACCTAATCCCCTCTGGTACGGACCCGACCGCTGACGAGCAGGCAGAAGCGCTTGCTCGCCTGAACACCATCATTCTCTACACCCTTGGGGCGGGCATGGGTGAGAATGTGTATGACTGGTTGGTGACACAGCCCCAGCGCACCGCTCCCGTGGCTGCGAACTATCCACAGTTACCACTGTCAAAAGACACCAAGCCCGAAGTCTATCAGTGCCCACCCAAAAACAGCCGCATTGTGTGGAACGGGGTGACAACCACAGTCTACTTCCCCGAGGCTCCGAGCGACGGCAGCCGTATGGCTTTGGTGCAGGGGTCGGGGCTGTGGAACGGCGACCCTGACACTGCCAAGACTACCCTGACTTTGAACGGAAACGGTCGGCTGATCGAAGGAGCTGCGACGATCAGCTTTGAAAACACTGGCCCAGCAAAGCAGTGGTGGTACAGGGCCGATCTGGGCGACTGGCGCCTTGTGACGACCGTAGCGGCGACAGACGAGCTTCCTTTTGCGCCTGAGATTGACGACCTGTGGATTTTGAATTTGACCATGCGTCTGGCGCCACGTTATGGCAAAACCCTTGCCCCTGCGACCCTTGAAGCCCTCAAGGAAATGCGCAGAATTGTCAGCCAGAACTACTCACAGAAGCAAGACACCCAGTACAATGGGGCTGACATACCCAACTCTTGGCAGTCCTACTCCACCAATTTTGCGCTGCTACCATGACGACTGTACCGCTTGGGATTCATGCCTATAAGCGTACAGCGGGCAATGAGCCCGAGATTCGGCTTGTTAACAGGTTCGTGGAAGAAGAACCCACCAATAGCCGCGAGCAGACCGCACTGCTGTCACGTGCAGGCACTCGGTTCTTGGACGAGTTTCCCGGGGCACTCGTGGGTGACACAGTTCGTGGCCTGTACAGTAAGCCGGGGTTGTTTGGGGACGACTTGTTTGTGGTGGTCGGCTCGCTGCTTTACCGTTACTCTGAGGCGGGTGATGTGACCCCTATTGGCGCCGCTTTAGCGGGCTCTGGCCGCCCGTCTCTGACGTGGGATAAGGGGCTCACATATGAACGAATGTTCATTTCTGATGGCGTGACTTTGAGCTATTACGAGGGTGGTTCAGCCGCGACTGGGGTGCTGACTTCTACCGTAACTGCCACCAACCAAGTGCTGAACATCGGTGGCACCTATTATACATGGGGCTCCTCTGTGAACGCTGGCACGCCCGATGGCTCGGCGGCGCACCCATTCATCTGCCTGCCTCAAGCGGACCCGCTGCTTTACATGGCCAATATGCTGAACTTCATCGGCACCCCCGGCGTAGATTTCAGCACTGCAATCACAGCCCCAAACACCCAAGTCACTGCTGTGGCTACCGGTGCAAATTCATCGGCCACAGGTACGTTGACTGCCGCTGCCACCCCGACCACACAGGTGGTTGAGATTGGGGGTGTCTATTACTCGTGGAGCGCATCGGTGAACAGCGGGGCGCCAGATGGCACCTCTGCGCACCCGTGGCTGTGCAAGCTGACCTCTGACCCGCTGTTGTCTCTCGCCAACACCATTATGCTGAATGGCACCCCCGGGCTCGACTGGAGCAGTGGGCTCACCGCTGCAAATTCACAGGTGACTGCGGCGGTGGTCGGCACCCTTACCCCAGCCACCCAACTTTTGGTCACGGCAATTTTGACCGGGCCGGGCGGCGCGTCTATCACGACCTCTATTTTCTCGGGCGCAAGTCTCTCGTGGGGAGCTGCGACACTGGTCGGTGGCAGCGTAATTTCCACCCAGATCACGGTGTCCTCAATCGCAAAAACCACGGCTGCCAATTCGATCGTGACCAGCGTAACCGGCACGGCAGGCATGTCTTGGGGTGCTGCAACTTTGTCTGGTGGTGGGCTGCATGCAGTGCACGGCATACCCATACCCACGGGTGAAGGTATCGGCGCCCTAACCAACCTCAACCACTTCATCATGGCCGCAGTGGCGAACAGTCAGAAGATTTTCTACCTGCGACCGGGGTCTGTGGTTATGGATGCTCTGGATTTTGCGTCGAAGGAAAGCAACCCAGACCCGGTAGTGGACATGGTGACAGCCGGTGATTTTGTCTATGTAATGGGCAGCGGCTCCACTGAGGTGTGGTATTCTACTGGCAATGCCGACAACCCCCTTGCTCCAGTGGTTGGTCGGACAGCGGCACGCGGCGTGCTGGCGGGAACCCCTGTCAATATCCGTGACGACGTGCTATTTGTGGGCAACGATGGAGTTGTTTACTCTATGGTGCAGGGGCCGATCCGCATAAGCGATCATGCCATTGAGGAACGAATCCGCACACAGTTGCGCCGTGAAAAGGGGCTGACATGACACAGGTGCTGGTGGATGGCTTTGGAACCTACGGCACAGGCGTTGTCGTCAGCGGCAGCGGCACTGAGGCTGTGGGTCTGGCTATGCTGGCCGGTGTGTGGTCGCAGCTACCTTTGTTTCAGAACATTCTGCGCCCTATCGGGGTCGGGCAGTTGCCGTGGGACTTGCAAAACACAGATCTGTATTTCTACAGAAATATGCAGGCCACTAGCGTCAGTGAAGGGGGCTACCCGACCGGCGCCACTCTGCGCCGATCACTCACGACACCGCTGGCCACCTTGATTGAGGGGTTTCATTTTGCGGCCAGTTTCCTGCCTTCGACCAATGAAATTATCTGTGGCTGGCAGGACAACAGTGGAGACAACCTTGGATTTTTGGTGCTTTTGTCGTCTGGGCAGGTGGCGCTTGCTTCGGCAGACGCTTCAACCCTGATTTCAATCAGCAGTGGGCAGGCCATAGCTGCCGAAACCGACACCCACATTGAGGTAAAAGTTAACTTCGCCACGTCCTCGGGGACGTGCGAGGTTCGCGTGAACGGCACCACTGTGATAAACGCGGCCTTCACGCCCTCTGTGATTGCCAACATCGCGCAGATCACATTTTTCACGGCCCGACCGACCCCTGTGATCACCCGGCCAACGTTTTACCTGAGCCATGTGATTTGCCGCAGTACAGCGGGCACGGTCAACAACAACTTCATGGGGGACAGGAAGGTGGCCACTCTTTTGGCCAGCGGCGACGATCTTGCAAACCAAGGTTGGACAGCTCACCCCCTGCGCAAGTATGGCGACGGTATTCTTGACCTGACCGCAGGGGACAAAGCTGCCGTTACAGCCCCCAGCACAACTGCCACCGACCTCGGCACAGGCGACTTCACACTTGAGGCCACAGTGCGGTTCAACGTGCTTCCCACGGGGGCCAACAAAGCTGTTTTCTGGGGCAAGTGGGATGACGGCGCAACCAATAGGCGATCATACCAACTTTACAAAGGTGGTCCAAGCCTTGCCAGTGGGGCCATGGACGCAGGTACTGTCTACGACCTCGTGGGCGCCCGTGGTGGGGCAGTATTATCACCTCTGTGTTGAGCGCGTCAGTGGGGTCACCACCCTGTATGTTGATGGCGCTGTAGTGGCCAGCGCGGCAGATGCCAATTCCTATTTCGCATCCTCTGAGGTGACCTGCATAGGCGCCTCTGTCGTGGGCTCCAGCGCGTTTGTGGCCAATACCAGCCTGAATGGTTGGATGGACGAGCTGCGTTTTACGGTGGGGGCCTATCGCTATGGCGGCGCCTTTACCCCGCCCAGTGCTGCCTTCCCGCGCAACGGGTTTGACTCACTCTGGACCAATGTGGGCTTGATCAGTTCTTTCAATGCCGGGGTGATTGCTGACGAAAGCAGCCATGCCTTGACCTTGACGGCGTGGAACGGGGCCGTGGCAATCACGCCAGCCGATGGGGATTTCAACTGGCAGGTGATCGGCAAAGACACCCCATTTGATGGGTCTTTCCTCGCAGCAGCTTATCTACAGGCCACTGGCCTGTACACCCTGAGTGGCGTACCGGCGAACAACGACACCGTGCGTGTTGGCACAAAAGACGGCACTGTGGCTGCCACCTACACGTGGAAAACAACGCTGACCGGCGCATCTTTCGAGCTGAAAATTGGGGCCAATGTCGCAGCTTGCCTGACCAACTTCAACGCGGCTATCAACCTTTTGGCGGGTGCAGGCTCGCTCTATGGCACGGGCACTACGGCCAACTTCAATGTGACTGCACAGGTGCAGAACGGCACCCAAGTCTTGGTCACCGCAATCCTGCCGGGCACGGCGGGCAATTCAATCGTGACCACTGAGGCAGGCGCTAACAGTACGTGGGGCGGCGGCACATTGAGCGGCGGCACGAACATACCGCCCTATAGCCAGTTCACCTATCAGCGGCTGCCTACCAGCACCACAGTTGTGGACAGCGTGACAATCATGGATCGGGCATGGAAGTCAGATGCAGGCACGGCGACCTTGCAGGCATCACTGGTGGGGTTTGCGGGTGGCGTCCTGAATGGCACTGACAGAGCTGTCAGCACAGTGCCGACTGTGTATCTTGACACCTTCGAGGTTGATCCAGACGGCGGGGGCGCCCTGACACCCGTGGCCGTTGCGCGGTCCAAAATCCGCCTGAACCGAACGACCTGACCGTGACATGGCAAGCGCAATATCAGCAGATTCTTCCCAGTTGGCGGCACTGGTTGTCTATGCTGATTCTGGTGGGTCAAATCTCGTTGTCTCTGCCAGCCAGACAGCGTTGCTTGTCAGCTATGCCCAGACCGTGTTTGCACGCTATGGTAACGCCTCGCAGGCAGCTCTCCTTGTTCCCTATGGGGTCACTGACATGACATCGCCCTTTGTGTCCCAGACCGCATTACTGACAGTGTACGCCACAGGCACGAGCGATAACACTCGCTCTCGGGCTTGGACATTCGTGCTAGATGGGCACACGTTCTACGCCCTTGACTTGGGTGAAGAAGGCACCTTCGTGTATGACCTGACTACCAAGCAGTGGAGCCAGTTCTCCACCACGGGTTATGCCGGTTGGAACATGAAGTTTGGGACCATGTGGGGTGAAGGGCGCATTGCCGGTGGCGACAGCATCAACCCCTATGTCTGGGAGCTTGATCCTGACCGCACCACAGACGAGGAATTTCGTTCCATTGAGCATGTGGCGACTGGTGGGCTTGTGTCACGTAGCCGCCGCGCCAAGTCAGTCGGGCGATTCGTGCTGACGGGATCGGCGGGCGCTGTTGATGATGTTGAGGGCGCAACGATCAGTCTGCGCTGGAGCGATGATCAGGGCAATACGTGGAGCGACCTGCGGCCCATACCCTTGACAGCAGGCCAATTTTCGCAGGAAGTGGCATGGCGGTCTTTGGGCTCGTTTGCCGCGCCCGGGCGGATTTTTGAGATTTCAGACGTGGGCGGCCTGTTGAGGATCGACGGGGCTGACGCGGGCATAGACGACTTTGACGAGGACGAGGCACCAAGCCGTGGCTGACCAACCACCTCTTTCTTCCAATGTCCCAATCGTCAATCCAGACGGCACCCCAAC